AATCAGACGTGGTGTTGTGTGCGTCTTCGGAACGTCCGTCAGTTTTGCCGACGTTTCGTTCCACGGATCCAAGAAACTCGTCCGGCAGTATGCTTCCTCAGCGTACTTCGGGTTTGAGACCCCATACTCCCCTAAAGGGAAGAGAGGCTCTAGCCTGTCGTGCCAAGTAGGAAGCATCCACTTTTGATTCCCTTTGAGGGAATCAGCAGTGGCGCCGGGTCCGTGCTTCGGCTTGAGCGACCCATCATAGATCTCACGATCTAGGGTGCTCAGTACGTCGCCGAAGACTACTCGGACAGTCCTCCGGACAGCAGCGAGCTGACCTCCTCCGAAGAGGGTGTCGGCCCGCTCGTCCATAAAGGGCGATCGAGTTCCTTGTCGGTCTCCACGTACTGGCGATACGCAGCGTCGACTCGGGGTTGGGAGCACTGCTCCTTCTCCTTGCCGAACATCAGGCAGAGTTGCCTGATTGCTGTGATCGCATCTGCCATCTGCGCCACGGTTAGGGCCCCATGAAACTCAGGGACCCGCAGCCGCGGGACTAGCAGCAGATCCGCGTGAGCACTTGCGTGCTCAAACTCCGCGGCAGTCATGTGCAGGTCAGCATTGAACACGAGATCCATGAAGTTACCCAGAAATTTGGGAACTCCACCACCGATCTTCAGGGTATCGATAGGAAACTCGTAGTCCGCGTCAAGACGCGTGACCTTGAGCTTCTTTCTCGAGAACCCCTGAAAGAGGGTGCGAGGGATCCGTCGATGGGACAAGGCTAGTTCAAAATCCTTGCCCATCTTCGGCAGGGCGACCTTGAAGAAAGAGTCGCCTTCTCGTGCAACGCGCGCGCTAAGCGTTTCCGCGTCGCGCTGGGTGTCGACCAAGCACTGAGCCCCGAGTTCATCGAGGGCTCTGAGCCAGATCTCACTTCGGCTTTTCATCCCGTCCTCTCCTTTCGTGGGAGGTGTGGGAGTCCTAGCCATGTTCCTGGACGAAAAGACGACGGGCCCTGAGTGGGCCCGCCGTCCAACCCGTCCGCCTACGACTCGCCGTTGATAACCTTCGTCAGGTTACCAGCGAGGTCTGTCCAGTCAACCAAGGCCTGGGCGTGATAGCCCACCTCGGTAGTCGAGAACCCCACGATGGGGGCATCGATGACAAGATAGACCGACATCGAGTACTGTCGGGACACTCCATCGAGGAGTGGATCCGCGGCAGTCTTCGTGATGTCGAGACGGACCGTGTCACGACTCCGCTTACCGCGCTGATGCGCAATGCGGAGCTTCCGACCCGTAGTGGCGTTGTGAAACACGCCCTCCGGATCGAAGGAGACGCGGGGCAGGTTATCTGCCACCGCGTTCGTGGTAACGGTCTGGGGTTCAGTGAACATGACGTGTGACTCTCTGACTGTTGGGCCTGATGGCCCAGGAGAACGGCAGGCGGGTTTGCCTACCGCTTGTTGATCGCACTAATCGCTAGTGCGGCCAAGATCGAACTCTGACGCGGGGTTAATGACCCTAAGTCAAAGCCGAATCCGAATGGTGAAGCAGTCCGTCGCTGCACAACCGTGATTTTCAGGTTGGCAGCTAGCCGCTGGGCCGTATACTGGGAGTTAATCGCCAGTGGTCCGGCCCACGTGACATCATACTCGTAGGTCTTACGAGACGTGATGTACGCATAGGGCATTACTAGGCCGTCCTGAGCGAAGTCTGAGATGTTCTTCATGACATCGCCCATGTTGGCAAAGTAATCGGCTACAAAACTGAACGGTACGAGTTCCCAGAGAGTATCAAGCGACGGCGTCACGCCGTACACCTGGTCCATCTCGGCAACCGTTCGACGCCAACCCTCCGGTGGGAGGGTGTACGTGAACGCCCCATCAAACGTCACCTTGTGGGTGAACGTTGAAGTGGAGACGGTCGTACCCCTGTTCCCGAAGTAGGTAATAGCCGCAAGATTCTGCGGCTCCCACGACTGCGCAAGCGCAGTTGTGTGCTTGTCCTCTTGGACAGAGCGCACCACGGGAAAGGCGTAACTGCGGCGGATCCAACGACCAGCATCCCGCTCGTACTGAGCAAGAATGCGGTCTGAGTCCCTCATGGCTTTCCTCAAGTCGTCTTTCAGACTCAAGGAAGGGGCTATTCCCAACTGGTAGTTGAGATAGTTCCCCTCAAGGCCCTGATTGGCTCCGGGTGTCGAGAAGAATTTCCTCTCGGACACCAACTCAGCCACTGCTGTGGCTAAGTCGACCGCTGGAGTGACAGGAGAACACCTACTGATAGCAGTAGTCCCAAGAGCGTCCAAGTCAGAAGACTTAAGGACGCCCATAGGATTCGTGCCTTCAGGGAGCGTTGTGGAGTTCCAGACGTCAGTCGCGCTTTGGTAAGCTTGACTGATCGCCAGGGGCCCCTGCTCACGCAGCATCTTGAAAGCATGCTGCGCAGGTGCTGCCCGTGTACCACCAGGTAAACTGGAGAATGGCACAATGGGCAAACACAAGGCTTCTCGGAGGCTTCCGCCTCCAGGAGAAAGAAGCCTCGTTTTCCTGTTCTCAAGGTCCAGCTCGATCTTAACGTGATCGAGTGTACCTCCAGTGTTGGTCCTACCAAGGTAGCGTTTGAAACCCGCGTCCTTGGTATCGAACATGACCTCGAGGAGATGCAGAGGTAGAACGTACGGATAGTTCTCGCGAACTCCCGTACTGTTCTTCTGGTAGGGTATGTACCCTTCCGAACCGTCAACACGGTACCTCTTCCTCGGCAGCCTGATTGTAGGGCTGTTGTTCATGGGTCATGTTCTCCATTCGTAGAGAGATGGGCGTTGCTTGGCATCAACACCCTGGGGCCCCTTACGGGGCC